TATCCTAAGCTATAGCTTGTAATAATCTCCTACCTGCATCTCCTTTATGCCTTCTTGCCACCATAGGATATTGAGAATTAGGATGGTGTTTTGCAAAAGTTTTAGGAGTAGTATTCTTTCTTACACTCTTTCTGATCTCTGGCACATCTATCTCACTCAACAAAGGAGTGCTTCTATTTCCAGCTTTACCTCTTTTAATATCCTCCTTCATCTCTCTATGTAGCCACCAAGCTACATGTCTTAAAGCCCTTCTATTGTCTTTAGGATATTCTTTTCTGTATTTATCAAGAAATGGGGTTAAGAAGTCAATCATTGTGACCTGGAGCCCTTCTTGTTTAGAGCTTCCTTGATATACTCTATATATTCTTTCAGCCATTAGTAAAATGACCTTTCGTTTTTACTACAATATAACTTCCAGAAAGAACCTTCTTTTTCAGGTTTCAATACATCCCATGTATCGCCCTCATCGTCTAATATGGCATCCATGTATTGCGGAGTGACAGATAAATCCTCTCTGGTTATATAAATAATAGCCCTATCTGCAATACTGTCCTGATAATCCCTATCTAACCCTGTAGCCTGTCCCGCATCCTCTTCTTTGTCTAGTATGGCTGTTACTGACTCCGCTAAAGCTATTCCCTCATCTGGATATTCAGGATAATAAGTTACACTCCTGCCCATTTCATTCTTGAAAAGAGCATTATCCGCAGCCAATAAGTTTTCTATTGTGGAATTAGCCATTATAAAAAAGGACTAGAAAGTAAACTCCCTAGTCCTTTTTATAATTAAAACTAAGCGTTAATTTTAATTTTTGCTGTGGTTGTAGCTGCAACTACAGTTTCAATACAATATCCACAAGGCTGAATACCAGTTGCTGATAAAGTAGCCCTATCGTTTGTAGTGTCCCAATTGACTTTCTTGCCTGGAGCAAAAACACCTGCTGTAGCATCTGTACTTTTTGAAAGTGTAAAAACACCCTCTACAGCTACTGCACCTGTGGCACCATTAGCTATATCAGTTTCTGCTATTCCTATTTTGTCGGTAAACTCAATAACATCACCGGCACTAACAGCGGAACCAGTCCCATTTGTCCAGTCAATTACTTCGCCTTTTTGCACATAATTATCACTCATTTATTTCTCCTTATTTTAAAAAATTAGTTAAAACCCAGACTAAGCACCTGGGTTTTTGTAAAAAGCTCTATAATCTTTAGCGTATACTGCACAATCCAAAGTGACACGATACTTAATACCTGAAGTATTAAATTCACGAGACCACTCAAGAATAGGTCTTTGATTTGAGCCTCTTAGGAAAACAACTTCTGCTGTTTTGCCCTTTGTGCCTAAAATGTACCAAGGTAGAGCACCACTAGTTGGGTCAAGTCTTACTTCATAAATTCTCTTCAGGAAACTACCTGCATAAGGATTTATGGTTGTAGGTTTAGCTTGAGTTCCTTCCATTTGGCTTCTAAAAAGCTGTTCACTTGTGGTTTCGAGACCTACAGGAGCAATAAAATAAACAGGCTGAATAGCTAGTTTTCTCTCACCAGCCAAGTCTGTCTGCTTCTTCATTGCTGTTACTGCTGCACCTATTGTAGTAATAGATGGGGCTGCACCACTAGAAGCTAAGTTACCATGGTTTGAAGTATCAAACAAACTATTACTGTCCCCCATTGTTGGGTTTCCTAGCAAGTCACCACTAGCATAAACCAAATCGCTAACCTTATTAGCTCCATTTTCTCCCATTACATTTAGCCAATCCATAAGAGCATTTAGATCATCATTTATAAGCATGTGCCTTCCAAAAGTATATTCCTTTCCGTAAGTAAGTAACTTATAAGTTTCTGCCTCATCTGAAATACTACCATGTTTGTATTCACCATTCTCTGAGACCAAATCTAGTGCAGAGCCTTCTGACAACTTAACTAGAGTATGTGTTTTGAAATCAGCAACTTCACTTGTAGAACACCATTCTTTCCATGTTGCAGGTGTGCTATCAAAAGCAATATTCATTTTCTTGTTAGCTGTATTTGCCAAAACATTAGGCAGGTCGGAAGTAGATAAAGCTCTCTGTATTATCTCTAGCTTTGTTCCTCTCGTGCTTCCACCAGCTAATCTAACACATTCTTTTGATAAATCAAAGAGGGAAAAATCTACCAAATCACGAGCTCCATCCGCTTCCTTTTCTTCCACAGGTAGACCTGCACGAATAAGTAGAGCATCAGATGCTGCTCTTACAAATTTGTCTCTAGCATCCTGTCCTGGCACTACTGTAGCCACATTCTCTTCTTTATTGTCTCTTACATAACTGTCCATAATTTCTTTCCTTACTTCGTCTACTGACTTGTCACTAGCAATAAGTTCTGCTGCCCTTTCTGACATGCCAAACTTGCTGGTCATAGCTGTTATCTCTGCTGACCTTTCTCTTTCCTTAATAAGCTGGTCTGCTAACTGCTTTCTTACTTCTTCCATAGAAATCCCTTTAGGTGCTTCTACTTTTACATCTTCTTTTACCTGTACTTCTGCTACAGGTTCATCTTTTTTGACTTTATCGCCCATTTTATCTCCTTTACTATTATCTGAAAAAACAAAACTCCGTCCCTTTTTTGCTACAGCTTCAACATCTGCCCCTACAGGTGTTCCACTAAGCTCTAAAACTCTCCACTCGGTACTGACTTTCAAGGGACCATTAAAAGTCCTACCATTTACAACTCCACTTTCATTTTCTGCAATATAAACAGATTTTTCTACTATATAACCTATAGAGCAATCTGTTAATATGCCCTTTTCATATTTAGCCTTTATATTTTGACTATTTTCATCATCCGCAAATTCCACATCCGCTTCCACTCTATCACCCTTAACGCTCCAGTTAAAAGCTCTTCCAAATACATCAGCACACCTACTCCTATTGTGACTATCACAAAAAGGAACTTGGTCTCCTGACCTTAATTTAAACCCGTCCATCAAAAGGACTTCGTCAACATATTCCCATCTCTCCCAATCGAAAACTGTAGTAGGGGTCTCTGAAGTGGCAATAAACCGTATGTATTTATTGTCCTTCTCAGGCTTTGCTTTCTGGGCTTCACGAAAAGTGATACCCCTCTGGGCAAGTTCAACTAATTTTCTATTTTCCTCATTCATGGTGTAATTATCTCCTTGAAAAACAAATTTACAATACCTGCCTATTAATCTTCTTCTTCAACTTTAGCAGGATTTGTTTGTAGGCTTTCAGAAACAGGCAATCTCTCTAATCCAAACTTCTGCATTAGCTTCTTGTCATCTGCTGCTTCCTGCACTACATCTTCAAAGCTTTTACCTTCATTTCTGGCAATCTCACTATTTGTTATTAGCATATTATCCAGACCCTCTACCTGTCCCCTAGTTTCTCGCATTGGGTCAATTTTTGGCAAGCCAGGGGCTGTGAATGTAGCTGCCCTTACAAACTTTCTCGGATTTGTCATGTATGTAGAATACGGAAGTTTATTTTTTAGATAAGCTGCCTCTAGGAATTTCTTAAATATAGGCATATAAAAACTATTAATAAAGGCATCCTTTACAGGCTTTAATCTTACCGCCATATCGTTCCTAGATACCCTAGATACTGTATAATTTAGCCCATGATAATCACCTGTCACTACTTCATAAGGTAATCCTGTTGTAATACTTATCATCCTGAGAACCTTATTCATAAAAGGTTCAAAAGTTGAGGAGTTTTTAGTTTTGTCGTTAAACTTTATCTCTTCCCCAGGCTTTAAATATTCAAGTATTCCGCTATCTATTTCCTCTGTCCTTATTCCATCATCAGAATCATATTCTGACCTGTATCTCTGGAAGTCATAAGCATTAGGTGTGGTTACAAAGCCTACATACCTGCTCATTAGTTTTGCTCCGTCTAGTTCTGAGCCTATATATTCTCCTATAGAGTCAGCCATAAGTACAGCACTAGCTAAAGGGGATATTCCCTTAATTTGCCCTGGTCTTAATGCATCAAATCCATGTAAAATATTCTTTGCTGATATTTTTACATGCTTCTGTGAATAATCGTCATCATCTGCAAAATAATAATTCTTTGTTTGTAGTGTATTCCTGTCATATTCTATTCCCATCTTGATAATAGTATTTCCGTCCCCTTTTGCCCCATAACTAGTCAAATCATTAGGGTCTAAAACCTGTAAAGAGAAAGGCAACATCCTATTTGGGTCGTCCTCATATCTGTAGACTAAAATAAAGTCTCCTGATTCATATTTTGTTCTCTGGCAAAGTCTAGCTATATCTTCTAGGGACAATCTTTGTCCGTAATCGCAATTCTTGGCTTCTTTAAACTCTTCCCATAAATCCTCTATTAGGTTATTTTTATTTTCATCCAGTTCTCTACTATCATGTCTTAGTTTCATTTGGAACTTCATACCGGAGCCTACAGTAAAATCAACTATTGAATTTAAAGCATTGAAAAACACAGGGAAATCATTAGATAGTTGTCTTACTCTAGCTATAATTTCTTTGTAGGAGTTCTCTATTTCGTCATTTACAGATTCTGAAGCTTTTACCCATGTTCCGGTAGACCTTGTAGTCTTGGCTGCTGCATACTGTCTTAGATGTTTTAGTTTCTCTCTATAGAGTTGTCTCTCTACTGCCCATTTAGGGCTAATTACTCCTATTGCACTATCTATTATATTCATATTATCTAGTTCCTGGTCTAGTTGTAATTAGGTGTGTCCTAGGAAAAGGTCTTTGGGACACAGAAAGCTCTTCATTTGCTCGCTGTTCAGCATATTCTAGCATTGATAATGCAGTTTTGAAATTCCAATATTCCACCTTCTGTCCTCCCATTTCAATTACTTTTCTGGAATAGACACCATTTGCAATATCGTCTTTTATTTGTGTAACGACTGCTGACCAAGTTGTAAAAGCCATATTTTTACCTTTTTACCAAAATCTCCTTTTTGATTTTACACCTTTTTGCAAATTTTCATTACTCTGCACCACTTGATTTTTTTTAGGTCTCGGTTGTACTTCTCTGTCATAATATCCTGTCATGTATTCAACTCCGGCATAATAAGCAGCAGCAATACATCCTACCTCACAATCAAAGAAGTGGTTTGCCCTATGTGGGGGACATACCCAGATTCCTTTTTCGTCCCTATATTCAGCAGTCATATGTTTTAGATAGTCGCACCCCTCTTCTATTCCATTATGTAAATGAAAAGCTCCTGGGTCTGTAGGGGCTATTGATTTTTTACCTATTATCAGGTCTTTATAATGTTTTGTGTTCAATCTTATAAGGTCAACACCTCCAGGGATTGCCCTGTCTGTCCCTGGATAAAACTCTATTCTTGTATTTTTATAAGGTGCGTTCATGGTTCTTTCTCCTTTGGTTGGAGATATTCTACCCCATGTTCTACAAAAATCATAAACCTCTGCTGTCCTGTGTCCCATAGCATCTATGAAGCTCAAGCCTACAATATATTCTCTTTCTATGCTATCTTTATATTTATCATCAAAAAGTACCTGCCCCAGAGCCTCGAATGTTGGTACAAATCCATTATCTTGTGTATCGCATCCGGCAGTAAGCATCCTTACTCCGTCCATAGGTACTCTTCCCTCCGGTCTTTCTTCTATCAAAGGTAAATAATCCGATTCTTTAGCTACTGCCGAAATTGGGGACAGCCAA